GTTTCCCAGTCACGATCGAGTTCGCTGTTATGGATGGTCAGAAGTTTCACGGTGATGTGTTCCCAGATGATTTTGCTGTTATGGATGGTCAGAAGTTGCGTGTGCCTCGGTATTATGATAAGAAGTTGGAAGAGAAGGATCCTGAGTTGCTACGTGATGTGAAGTTGGAGCGTATTAAGCGTGCTTCTACTCGTAAGGCTAAGTTGGAGAATGGTCCTATTCGTTTAGATGTGCGTCGTGAAGTTAAAGAGGCTGCTATTTCTACTTTGAAGAGGGAGTATGAGAATGGTTAGAATGGTATTTTCGGTGCGAGATGTTAAAGCTGGTGCATTTTCGTTGCCGTTTTATCAGGTTAATGAGGGTGTTGCTATTCGTTCGTTTATTGCTGCGTGTAAGGATATGCAGGGAGAGATTGCTAAGTTCCCTGAAGATTATGAGCTGTTTAAGCTTGGTACTTGGGATGATGAGAGTGGTAAGTTCGATTGTGGTATTCCGGTTTTTCTCGGTCGTGGTGATCTGTATTTGTCTAATCAACTGAGTCTGTTTGATCGTAAGGAGGCTGTGTCGTGAGTAAAGTTGGTTCTGTGATGCGTCATACGTTTTCGCAAGTTCCTCGTGTTGATATTCCTCGGTCTAGTTTCGATCGTTCGTTTGGTCATAAGACTACGTTTGATAGCGGTTATCTGATTCCGGTGCTGTGTGATGAGGCTTTGCCGGGTGATACGTTTCGTGTGCGTATGACTGGTTTTGCTCGTATGGCTACGCCTATTTTCCCGATTATGGATAATCTGTTTATGGATACGCATTTTTTTGCTGTGCCTATCCGTTTGATTTGGGATAACTGGCAGAAGTTTAATGGTGAGCAAGAGAATCCTGGTGATAGTACGGATTATGTGGTACCTCAGATTGTGGCGCCTGCTGGCGGTTGGCTTGAGAATAGTTTGGAAGATTATTTTGGTTTGCCTACTAAGGTGGCTGGTATTACTCAGAGTGCGTTTTGGCATCGTGCGTATAATTTGATTTGGAATGAGTGGTTTCGTGATCAGAATATGCAGGATAGTTTGCCTGTTCCTAAGGGTGATGGTCCTGATCTGCCGTCTGATTATGCGTTGCAGCGTCGCGGTAAGCGTCATGATTATTTTACTAGTTGTTTGCCTTGGCCGCAGAAAGGTCCTGCGGTTGAGATTCCGTTAGGTGGTATTGCGCCTGTTATTCCTGCTGGTAATGGTCGGCCGACTTGGAGTGCTCCTGGTGCTACTGTTAATGCTGCGTCGTTACAGACTGTGAATGGTAGTCCTGATGTGATTATGGATACTTCGGCTGCTGGTTCCGATTACCTTGTTTGGGATAGTCCTGCGCTCAATGCTGATCTTAGTGCTGCTACTGCTGCTACTATTAATTCTTTGCGTCAAGCGTTTGCGATTCAGCGTATTTATGAACGTGATGCTCGCGGTGGTACTCGTTATACTGAGTTGCTCCGTGCTCATTTCGGTGTGATTAGTCCTGATGCTCGTTTGCAGCGTCCTGAGTATCTTGGTGGTGGTTCTACTCCTGTGCATATTACTCCTATTGCTCAAACTTCTGGTACTCCTGGTGCTGGTGGTTATACTGATACGCCTCAGGGTAATTTGGCTGCTATTGGTACTGCCGTGGCTAGTGGTCATGGTTTTACTATGTCTTTTACTGAGCATTGTGTAATTCTTGGTGTTGTTTCTGTGCGTGCGGATCTTACTTATCAGCAAGGTCTTAATCGTATGTGGTCGCGTCGTACTAGGTTTGATTTTTATTGGCCTGCGTTGTCGCATATTGGTGAGCAAGCTGTGTTGCAGAAAGAGATTTATTGTCAAGGTGGTGCTCCTGATGATACGGTGTTTGGTTATCAAGAGCGGTATGCGGAATATCGTTATAAGCCTTCGCAGATTACTGGTCAGTTTCGTTCTAATGCTGCTGCTAGTCTGGATTCGTGGCATTTGTCGCAAGAGTTTGCTAGTCCGCCGCTGTTGAATGCTACTTTTATTGTGGAGAATCCTCCTGTGGATCGTGTTGTGGCTGTTCCTACTCAGCCTCAGTTTTTGTTTGATTCGTTGTTTCATATGAATTGTGCGCGTCCGATGCCTGTGTACGGTGTGCCTGGTCTTATTGATCATTTTTAATCATGCGTATTGATCCTGAGGAGTTTACTGCGGAAGAAGAGCGTGCGTGGGATATGTATTTTTGTTCCATTGCTGCTATGTTGTGGCACCCTGGTAATCTTGAGGAGCCGTTTGATGCTAAGAAAGCTGCGGATGCTGCGGATGAAATGTTAATGTTGCGGCGTAGGAGGTTCTAATGCCGTGGATTGCTGGTGCTGTGATTGGTAGTGCTGTTATTGGTGGCCTTGGAAGTAGTAAGGCTAATAAGGATGCTGCTGCTAGTGCTCGTGAGGCGGAGCGTGTTAGCGCTGAAGAAGCGCAGAAGAATCGTGATTGGCAAGAGAAGATGTTTGAGAAGCAAGTTGGTTTAGCTGATACTGCGCATCAGCGTGAGATGAAAGATTTGGCTGGTGCTGGTTTGAATCCTATTTTGGCTGCTAAGTATGGTGGTAGTAGTGTTCCGTCGTCTGGCAGTGGTGCTACTGGTAGTGGTTATCAAGCGCCTGTGCAGAATACGTTGGCGTCTGCTAGTAGTGCTTTGCAAGCGTTGCCTATGATGGCTGATACTATGTCTGCGTCTAAGTTGAAGGATGGTCAAGCTGGTTTGTTAAAGGCGCAGGAAGAGAATATTCGTGCGGATACGGTGTTGAAAGGTAGTAGTGCTAAGTATACTGATACTCAGAAAGATAATTTGTTGCAAGAGATGCAGTTGTGGGAGAGTCGTGCTAAGAAGTTGGAAGCTGAGATGAAGATGTCTATTATGGATGCTGTTGAGAAGCGTGGCTGGTTTGATTATCGTAGTGGTATTAAGCCTGGTGCTGATGAGAAAGGTTGGGAACAGTTTTTCGATGCTAAGTTGCAGGCTGTTGTCGCTGAGGCTGGTCGTCTTGCTAATGAAGCGCAGTTGGCTGGTTTGAAGATTCCTGAAGGTATGGCTAATGCTGCGTTGTGGAAGGATATTGGTGAAGCTGGTGCTGGTGTTAAGCAGTTTGGGCGTATGGGGTTGAATGCTGCTAAGTCGTTATGGTTGCGTGCTTTTCGTCGGTGATTTCGCGCGGAGCGCGATTTTTTTTTGCAGGGTATTAGTATTATTTATGCGTGTTGCTAGTGGTCATAGAAATATTTTGCTTGTGTTTGTGTTTGTGTTGTTTTATACTCTCTTTACGGTCATGTGACCGTGTTTACCTGGGAGAGTTAAGATGGCTGCTGGTGATAAGCAAGTTGGGTTCGATGCTGCTGAGCTTCGGATCCTGCGTTTCGCTCTTGTGCAGTTTGAGAAGTCTATCCTCCGTGCTGCTGCTAAGCCGGGTCAGCCCGAGAATGTGGCGGCTGAGTTTCGTAAGTCGGCTGAGACTGTTAGTAATCTTATTCGGAAGATGGGCTAATGGATCGTTATGTGATTGAATATAAGTGTCCTGCGTGTGGTGAAGTGAATTGGTTTGCTGTGTATCAGGTGTTATCCGGGTATAAGGTGCTGCACTGTGAGAAGTGTGATGCTCGGTCCCGGATTGTGTTTAAGGAGTTGGAAGTTAAGTCTGTTGAGCGTGTAGTGTAGCGAGGTGCCCGGCGTAATTGCCGGGCATTTCTTTTGCACTGTTTCCATGCTAAGCGATTTGCGTTTTTGACGTTTTGTGGGAACGGTGTGATTCGTTTAATGGAGTGTGCGGCGCTTTTGAGCGGCGTTTATATATCACTCTTTTTATTTGCCATTTTGTTTCATGCTTGAAAGGATTTTTTCTATGGCTAAGGAATGTGTTTTTCGTACTGCTTATGGTCCTAAGCGTCGTGATGTTGTTATTGATCAGACTGGTGAGCAGTCGTTAACTAAGCAGAGTTTTAAGGATGAGTGCGATATTAATCGCATTATGGCTCGTTATCAGGTTACTGGTATGATTGATTTTGTTCAGAAGCGTGTTCCTCAGTTTCTGGATTGTACTGCTATTGATTTTCAGAAGTCTATGGATATTGTTGTGCAAGCGCAAGAGATGTTTTCTGAGTTGCCTTCTAGTGTTCGTGATCGTTTTCTGAATGATCCTGCTCGTTTTCTGGCTTTTTGTGAAGATAAGGCGAATTTGCCAGAATTGCCTCCGATCGTGACTGGGAAAC